CACGCCAAAGCTTGATGTAAGTGCAATGGGTGCTCATCTTCTTACTTCGTATAAGGATATTGGTAATCGTTACAATATCGGATTAGAGCGCGAAGAAGAAGTTTTTGTTTCGAGCATAACCTTTTCTTGGAAGTATAACGAATTCCACTATGCCGAACTTGGCTATCAAGGCTTGCATCTATTAAATAAAGATGCCGATGTATTTAAGAATAAAGTGTTTGTTGGATATAGATTAAAATTCTAATCACACACTTATTTTAAAGGAAGACTATCGTAGTACTCCTTATCTTCTTTTGACATTTCTAAATCATTAGGATTGCGTGTCAATTGATATTCGAAATATGCATATAATATAAAGCAGACCAAAGGCACCACAGTAAATCCTAAAGATATTAGTATTAAAACTAATCCATTCATCTTATTACTATTTATAACCAAAAGAGGCCCACTCTTTCGAATGGGCCTCGGTTATTTTCTAGTTAATTAAGCACTTTTACTTTTACGCCAATTATCTTTATGGTATTGTTCCCAAGATTCTTGAGCCTTTTCCATTCCAATGTCATAGCCGGCTTTTTCAGATTCAAGCCATTTGTGTATTAGCACTTGCTGTTCTTCAGCTTTATGTAAACTAATCTCATACGCTAAATTTAAACCACTTTTTACCACTTTTTTAGGGTAATTCAGTTCAAAGAGTACCGCAGCGAAAAGACAACATAACGTCGTCCAAACAGCTCCATATGTCAGCAATTCCATAGTTTTATTGGTTGATTGTTAAAGAACACTGCCATTTGACAGCAGTTTTTATTTATATGTTTGGCTACCAACAACTTATGAAATAGTCGTGCGAAGCCGCAAGTTAAGTGCCTGATAACCAACAACTTACGGCCTCGCGGCACATTTCGGCCTCAAAGCCCCTTCGTTTTGAAAAAAAAGTGAAAAAAAGTGCATTTATTTTCCGTCATAAGTGGTTGGTAATCAACAACTTAGCTCGCGAGCCGAAAAAAAGTGAAAAAAACGGTTCACATATGCCATTTTATATGGTATAATAGTACTATAATCAATCACAGAAAGGTAAAAATTATGGCTAAAAACACAAAAACACTCCTCACCCTCAAGACAATCGTCGAGTCCCTCGACACAGACGGCTACGTCAACGTAAAACGTTCGTACCTCATCGGTAAGGCCAATCTCTCAGGCCTCATCGAAAAGGACACATATGTGATCCTCAAACCTTCGGCAAAATCACCCGCCCATCGCGGTCACTACGTAGTAGCTGAATTGCTCAAAATCGTCAATACCGCACTCGGCAAACCTGCACATAAGGCTTCTGCTCCTGCGGTCAAGGCTCCTGCCGCCAAAAGTGCTCCTGAAGAAATCACCTTCGACGAAAAAGACGGTGGACCAAATCTCAAAGTCCAAGCTGCATGGGGCGAACTCCCTTACACCGACGAGGACATATACGACGAGTTATCACTCATGGGTACATACACATCCTCAATATAAGTTTCTTTTCACCTCACTCACTCAACAAAAGGTTAATATTATGGCAAAAATCGTACAAACTCAATATCGCGAAAACTATGGCTCCCACGATTGGGATGGTACTGGGGAATGCCCTCAGTATTGGAAGAACAAAGGTGGAAGCACCTATGTTGTCCACGCGCCCTCAGATGAGGCGATCGAAAGCTTAATTAACTACTCGAGCGATTACTCGGAGGAGTATATCATGCACACCGAGGAGTACGATCCTCGCAACGAAGTGTTCGAGCCTTGGCAAGAGCGCACTCACATCACCATTAAGGAGAATGGTACAATTCTCGAATCTCGCACCAGCGGCACCGAAGATTTACGCCGTGGATTAGCTTCTTACTCCCACACTTGGGGGTATGAGAATGCTGAAGCTCGCCGTAAAGGTGAGACCTTGACATATCGCGTGCAGTATGTCTTTAACAATGGACAGATCGCAAATAGCGAAGAAGAAGCTCGCGCAATCTTCGACGAAATCGCTGAACGCGCAGAAGTATTTAACCACTAAAATTATGAAATTACCAATATTTACATTCTTAGTAATGATCGCAACTTTAGCGTTAGCTGAAAAGGCCGATGCTAGCACCTACGATCCTTGTCCTTATGCTCACGATATCGTCGTAGCGACTATCATTATGGAAGCGGGTGGTGAATATCACGTTGGAGCACTTGAAGGTGTATACGAAGTGATAATGAATCGTGCCAAAAAGCGCAACAAAACACCAGCGCAGGTGTGTTTACAAAAATGGCAATTCTCCTGTTGGAATGGAAAGGCTGATGGAATGAAGGCGCTCGAAGATACGATTGCTCAGGCAAAAAAGCATCCACGTTGGCCAATAGCAAATAACGTCATTGGCACATCTACAAACTTTACGAATGGTGCTGACCACTATTACGCAGACTATATTGACGAGCCGTATTGGGCTCCAAGCATGACACAAACCGTGAAGATCGGTAAACACATATTCTTCAAATAAAACCATGAAAATATTCGGATACATCATTCTCGCACTCAATCTTGGTATTATACCAATCAACTACATCGCAGGAAGTCTGACGTCCTCCTCTTTAATTCTTAACTTATCAATTTCTGCAATTGTACTTCTTCAACTCACTTTTGACAACAAATAATGTATACTAATTCAAACAGACATCGAATGGGCCAACTTAAAGTAGGCGACGACATTTTATATTCTTGCGGCGACATGGTAGGTAGCGGCACAGTGTTTCAAATTAAAGAAACAGAAATCATTGTGCAAACAGGCAATGGTGCACGAGGACTAGAGTACATCAACAAGTCTCAAATACTACCACGGAAATCAACTTAATTATGTTATTTACAAACCGCTGAATATATGGTATAGTATAACTATGAAAATTAAAACAAGAAAATTTCAAAAAAATGGTCAGGTAGCAGCGACCGATGATAAGTACACAGGATTCGAACCCTCATGGGCCAACGTCGATACGAAAAAAGCATACGACAAAAAACTATCGTCTGCTCTTAACTTTTACAACTACTACCTTGATCGCGATGACTACATCCCAATCATTCATGACTATATGCTTACTCAAGGATATGATCAGAAGGACTGTAAGCTTATCCAAAAGGTGCCTAAAACTGCAGGTGAAGTAATGATTACTGGTAAGCTATGTCGAATGTTCAACATGGGCTCACCAGACTATTATAACTATAAAAAAGTTGTAAAGACCAACATCAGCTTAATGCTCAATCAAGCAGAATTGGTTAAAGAAAGTAAAAAAGCGGTTGATCCTAACGCCAAGGCAAAGCCTAACGTTCATGAAATTATGAAAGAAAAGGTAAGGAACACTATATTATGCGAACTCGAAAGTATGCTTGACACATGGTGCACAAGCGACACAAAGGTAGTTAAGTTTCCTTTATCAACTGTTATGCGTGGTGAGAACATTCCAGTTTCAGCGACAGGTGAAGTCAAACAATGGTTGACTAAACAGCGCAATGAGTATAACGAAGCTTTTGAAAAGACGTGCGATCAAATGGTCGAAGGATATTCTTATCTAGGTAAGCCAGGATTACGTAATCGTATCAAAGCGCTTGATGATATGCTAAATGAATTAGTACTCTATAAGTCAAGTAAAGCTTCAGCCCGTAAACCTCGTGTCAAGAAGCCTAAATCAGCGATCAAGCAGATTCAAAGGTTGAAATACCTAAAGGAATCGAAAGATCATGCGATACAATCATGCGATCCTACACGAATTATTGGTGCGAATAAATTCTTTGCCTTTAATACGAAGTATCGTAGACTCACCGTGTTCAACGCAAATAATCGCGATGGCTTTACTGTAAGTGGTACGTCAATCAAAAACTTTGATGAAACAACCTCCTTTGCTCTTACATTACGTAAACCAGAGGATTACCTTCCAATCATTGCTGCAAGGACAGAAAAGCAAATTGAGAAAGCGCTCAAGGAGTTAAAGACAAAGCGTAAATCCGCGAATGGTAGGATTAACCAAGACACCATTCTAATAAGAGCGCTATGAGTAAAAGACAAGCGGTGGTAATTAAACCATCAATCACAAAAGAAGAATTACGTTTACAGGTTGAAAAGCTAGTGTCACACGATGGAATGACTTACACTGAAGCTATTATTGAAATATGCGAAAGAAAGCAGATCGATCCAGCCGACATGGCTAAGCTTGTTAAAGGACCTCTCAAACTTAAACTAGAAGTCGAAGCGATGGATAGGAATATTATAAAGCGAACGACGGGAACATTATTTTAATGGACGGCTATCACGCATATCAGATCTACCAATCTCTTAAGTTGCACTTTACTTCTGATTACGATGCAGTAAAGTATAACTATAAGACTGCGGTAAAGCGTGTAACGTTTGAAAAGCGTAGAGACAGATACTTTTTCGAGAAACTGTCACGCAAATATAGACAGGAAAAACTTATACATTGGTTTACCGCTAACCTCATTAAAGACACCAATGGTTGGATTGGAAATATGAACGATAGTGTATACGAAGAGTACATCGCACGAAAAGATAAATTGACGTATATGTTTATTCAAGATATGAAATTTATGGCTGACCAAGAATACACCTTTGACCAAATATGCACAACCACTGATAACAATAGTAGGAATCCTTTACTCGAAGCACTACGAGCTGAAGAGATCAACCTAGAATCTGTCGTTCTTGTAGACATATTGGTAAACTTTTTAAACAGACTCAAGAAGGATATA